TCCAGTGGACTGCCTGCCAGAATGAAGACCCTCTTCCGGCTCGTTTGCAGGGTAAACGTGTGTTTACTCTCTTTGGGGTACGGTATGTGGAAGAAGTAGTAGCCCCTACCCTCTTTGACAAGTATACGGGTAAGCCTAATATGGTATATCCTGTAGGAGCACGATAATGGATAAGAGTGTATTGATTGCTTGGGCAGAGAAAGAGCTTCACGATCCCCATACCCAAGAGGCTATTCAGAAAGCCGTTAAATGGTTGTCTGAAAAAGGCTTCACTTGGGCAGAACACGAGGTTGAAAAAATCCTCGCCTCTCTAAAAAAGAAAGATTGATATTACTCAGGGAGTGTCGTAAGATGCTCCCACACTTAACGAGGAGGGATTATGGACTATATCGGAAAATGCTACACAGTACTGAACGACGATGAAGAGACAATGAATCAGTGGCCCGAGATTAAATCTGGTTTCTCGTTTCAAGTGCTAAGAGCAGAAAATCGTGATGACTGTTATTTCGGCGCAACACGAATCCGTTGTTTGGATACTGATCGGGTTTTCGATGTAGATTTCCCTCTCCACGACGGAAGTGAGTCTTGGTTCTGGTGCGTGGTTGCACTTTCGGATTTGGGAGAGGTTGCTCTTAAGCCCCTTAAAGAGCGCCCATTGAAGCAGGAGCCTCTTGGCAGAGTACATATGAGTCACTTCCAGGGTAAAGAGGTGGACATTGCCTACGCTCTCTCTGCACTAGCCTCTCAAGAAGGCTGTGACGGTGAAGAGTATGATCTGATGGAAAAGGCATCACGCTATATCCGTTATCTGGAAACACAACTTAACGCTTGACTTTAGAAGCCAAAGCAACTAACCTAACAACACTTAAAACAAAGAGGAACCATTATGAAATCTATCCTGTCTATCCTGAAAGCTGATCGTATCTGTGCTCGTGCTGATAAAGATCACGATAAGTTTGCAACCCTGACACTGGTTATTGGTGAATATGATGTGGCAAAAGCGTTGAAGAAAAACCTGACTCGTGACGAGAATGACGTTGTTATCGATGTGATTCAGGCATATGTCACTAAGGTGAATGCCAGCATTGAAGAGTTCAAGAAGTTGGGACTAGCTAAAGATGTTGCTCGTGCAGAGCGTGATCTTATCCTGCTGGACAACTACTTGCCGGAGCCTCCAGTTCAGTTTACTGTCGAAGAACTGGAAGAAATGGCAGAAGAATTTAATTCCGAAGGGAAGAAGTTTGGTGACTTTATGAACTTCCTGCGTACTGAACATAAAGGCGAGTTTGACGGTGCAGTAGCCGCTCAGATTGCCAAACGTATTCTGCCAACTAAATAAGGAGAAAAATATGCAGCATTTGAAATGTATTTCAAGCACTGAGACTAAATGGTTCAAAGAAGATGCATTGTATCCGGTTGTTGGTAAAGGTGACTGGAACAAAGTATTGGACGCAGCAACGTTCATCGTTATTGATGAAACTAATAGCAAAGTTACAGTACCTTTGAAAGGCTTTGTATGGGAGTTTGAGCTTGTGGAAGAAAAGCCTCGCGTACCTCGTGTTCGTCGCAAGCGCAAGACACCACCAAAGAAAACTACCACTACAGCACAGCTTCGTTACAAGAATGGTCAGTCATTCACCTTCCGTAACGTCAAGAATGTGAGTGTTATTGGTGGAGATCTGACGGTAATCACGAGCAAGACTATCGAAAAAGGTATCACCCAGCGTGTGATGCATAAAATCGATGCATCATTGGTACGTTCGGTTATTATGGATTCACCAAAAGGCACGGAAGAGATCTATCAAGATGTTTTTGTAGACGGTAGCTGGATGTATTACACTCCAACTCGAACTATTATGAACAGCAAAATGCTAGAGCTACGTTTCTAATACAACAAGGGGCTTCGGCCCCTTTAGGCGGTGAGAATGCACGAGCAGTACCTACGGTGGATGCATCAAGATATTGGTTGCATTATTCGTATGATCGGCAAAAACTATGCAGAGCTATTAGAGAATCCTAATTTCAAGCACGAAGAATTCCTTCTTATTGGAGGTTTTCAAGTGTTAGGGATTTATAAGATGCTTCTGGATAGTTGCAAAAATACTGGATCTGATATTGATATTGTCACTCATATGGACTATCATAACCAGATTCAAGATATCTATAACAAACGATGGGAGAAAAAAGATGAAAACTGATATGCGCGGTAAAAATGTTATTGCTGTTGTAGTTAATGGTATGGATCAGTGGTTAACAGAAGGTAAGTCATATACTGTTGTTGACCAGTGTTCATCCTTATTCTACGTAATGACGGATGAAGGTTACGTTGGTGGCGCTAAGATTGAGAGATTTATCGAAGATACTGCTACCACTCCAGAAGGTAAACATATCCCTACCTTTGCTCGTGTTCACTATGCGAAGAAAGCTAAACAGGTTCGTCGTCCTAAGCAGAAACCACCTGTACGTAAGAAGACCGATATTCTAATCACCTACGAGAACGGCGCTCAGTACGAACTGACGAACGTTATTACCGTAGCCCTAATCGGACTCGATACCGTATTTGTAACTCAGCCTGTAGCCTCTGGCGAAGGATTTGAGACGGTTAAGACTACTAAGCTGGATGGTGTTATTGAGCTTGAACTGCTAACACCAACTGATCGTATCTTTATTGACCGCGCAGCGTCTTGCTGGGAGATCGAAGGAAACAAAGTAAGTATGTCGGCAACTAAATTTATCTGGGAGGCTTAATGGAGTTATTCGAAGGTATTTCTTCTGATACAAGCATTCATACTCGGCTGGATATTTCTTCAATCATTCAAACAAGTGTTGAGAAAGAAGATGGACGCTCACTGAAAGATATCGCCCTTTACTTAAACTCTGAATCTGGGGAAGTAGCCGATTGGCTGCTTAACCCTCAGAAGCAAAAGGAAGGACTTCTCGGGGAGTGTTCAGATGTGATTATCTGTGCCGTAGATCTGGCGTTCCAGTACCTAAGAACACAGCCAGCTTACTCCACACTGGATGATAAGTCCCTGGCTAATATTCTTTCAATTATCCTGGAAGAAACCATCGATGAAAAGTGTGCTAAATGGGCAGGTAAATAATGGCTGTGTTCGGTGAAATCATCATAGTGCTAGCAGGCTTGGTGATATTCTTATGGTCTGCATTCGTGGCATACTTCGTGAGTAAACTACAGCAGGTAGGGTACTTCTTCCTACTGCCGATGCTCCTCGGTGTTGTGCTTATGTGGATTGGTATTCATTATGGGCCTATTACGGTAGGTGTAGGAGGATAGTATGCAAGTAAGAGCTACAGAGTTTCGTCCGATGAATAAATTTTCACTACGTGTTATGCTGGGGAATGGCCCCAGCAAACACAAACTGGACTTCAATATTCGTAGACGTGTAAAAGGATTCAGTATTTATCGATCAATCCTTCCCTACGAACGTTTCTTAGACAACAGGACGGGCTGGTATGATTGAGTACTTAGTTGGAAACCTTATCGACGAAGGTAAAAAGAACAACGTTCAAGTGATTGCTCATTGTGCAAACTGTATGAACACAATGAAGTCAGGTATTGCACCTCAGATCGTTAAGGCATTCCCTTATGCACAGGAAGCAGATCTAGAGACTGTGCGAGGAGATAAGCAGAAGCTAGGAAGTTTCAGTGTTGGTATTGCAGAGCCAGAAGATTTTGATATCCTGGGCTACAACTGCCCAGATGTTTTCAATCTTTACGGGCAATACGGATTCACTAAGCGTCAATTGGGCTTGCGTGATCTGGACTATGATGCTATGTTTAACTCTCTTCAAGCGATGGCCTTTAAGCTTATAGATTGGGGCGCAGAAGACTTGATTATAGGCTTACCGGCTATTGGATGTGGCCTTGCAGGGGCTAGGTGGAGTATCGTTGAAGCTATGATCAAGGAAACTCTCTGCTTGACGGAGAACAGAATCGTGGTATACTCCCTGACTAAAGAAGCAATGGAAAATTTAAGGAGTTATAAGTGAGTACTAAGTTTATAGTATCAAAGTTCCCGTATGATGATGTAACTGTTCTTGTTAGTGATGGTAAAAGTCAGACAGGATTTTATGTAGGGGATTCCGCTCAAGAGGGTGTAATCACCCTAGAAGATTTCCTGAAAGCAGTAGATGTATCTAATTGGAAAGAAGATCAGCTTAAGCTGTTCACCAGCCCTCTGTTTAAAGATACACCAACTGGTCAAGTTATTGGTGAGTTCACCATCCCCGCAACTACTTAAGGAGTTAAAATGGAAGCTATCTTTACTGTCCTAGTGTTTTTATTCTTTATCGCAATCTCGTTTTGCATTATGCTGATCCCGAGCTTTGTTCTGATTTGGGCTTATGACCATATCGCAGCGCAGTTTAACTGGCACGTCCTAGAACTTGGCTGGGCAAATGTAATTTGTGTTGCCGTACTGCTTGTAATCGCACGTAGTATTTTTAAGAAAAAGTGATTGACATATAGAGAGGGTGTGATATCCTTCTCTCACTAACAAAGACAAGGAGAAAATATGGAACAGCTAGTAGATAATGCAGACTATCAACTGATGGTAGAAGTGGGTGACAGAAAGATCAAGTTTGACTATGCTGGTCACTTCACTGTCGGTGGAAAAACTATCCTGAGTCTTATTCGTGAAGATAACATTGCCTATTTCTACCAAGGGCAAGAAGGTGTTACGCACGAAGATACGATTGATGCCCTGAATAAGATCCTGAATGAAGGCTTTACAGCCCAGGCGATGAAGTGTATCAATGTTGGTGAAGGCTTCTACGATGTAGATTGTGCTAACAACAAAGGTATTCTGCGTCTTTACTTTGAAGACAAGGGTAATGACAACTTCAACTTCTACAAAATGGAAGTTCTGTAACTACGAGGGACGGCGTATGGTGATTATTGTTATTGTGTTTCTATTCGTCGTCCTCTTTTTGGAGGGTATTCTATGAAGGTTATGCTTAAAATTGTTATTTTTGTTTTTCTGTGTGGATTGGCGGCTATCGCTCACGCAGCAGATATCAAGCAAGAAAAGGTTTACAACGGCGGTTTCACTCAAGCGGATGTTCTGATCATCAAAGACAAAACTCACGGCGTAATGTGCTGGGTGTTTGATGGGGGTAATAACGTTACCTCCCAATGTCTGCCAAAGTCTCAAGTAGAAAACTTTGATAAAGATTGAAAATAAAGGTTGACGAGTAAAAAGATTCTGGTAAGATGTATCACATCAAGACGAGATAGCTAGCAAATAGGTTGCTAGTTTAATAAAGGAGAGACAATATGAACACATTTATGAAGTACTACAAAATCCCTACAATCCTCTGGGGCATCGGTATTGCACTTGGCGGTTATATCGGTTTCGCTGAAACTGGTACTGTAGCAGGAATGATTGAAGGTTTACTGGCGGTGATTATTCTGTCTGTCCTTGAGGTTTCTCTCTCAGCAGATAACGCAGTACTTAACGCTAAGAAACTGGCGGATATGGACGAAGTGTGGAAGAAACGTTTTCTCACCTGGGGTATGTTGATTGCTGTGTTCGGTATGCGATTAGTACTTCCGATTCTGATTGTAGCAGGCTTGGGTGAAATGACCCCGTGGCACGCAGTATGGTTAGGCTTTAATGACCCTAAACAGTATGCAGATGTTCTACAGTCTAGTCATCATCTGGTAGCGAGTTTTGGTGGTGCGTTCCTGTTAATGGTTGCTCTGGGCTTCTTCCTGGATGATGAAAAAGAAACACATTGGCTGTCTTGGATTGAAAAGCCACTAGCTAAGATTGGTGGCGGTATTACGGCGCAGGTTGGTATTACTCTTCTGGCACTGATTGTAGCAAGCTTTGGTGCGGATCAGGCAGAACGTGTAGCTTTCTTAGCTTCTGGTGCGGTTGGTGTGATTCTGTTCTTAGGCATTCACTTCCTGTCTGAGTGGCTTGAAGCAAAAGACGAAGCAATGGCAGCAGCAACTGGTGCGGTAGTTAAAGCAGGTCTGGCAGGTTTCATCTACCTTGAGATTCTGGATGCGTCTATGTCGTTTGACGGATTAATTGCAGCATTCGCTATCACACAGTACTTCTTGGTGATTATGATTGGTCTGGGTATTGGTGCGCTGTTTGTACGTTCAATGACTCTGCACGTACTTGAGTCTGGTCAGATGGGCGAATACCGCTATATGGAGAATGGTGCTTTCTTCGCTATCCTCTGCCTGGCAGTGATTATGCTCCTGAACTTCCTGATTGAAGTTCCAGAAGTGGTAACTGGTCTGATTGGCGTAGCTTTCTTGGGTGCAGCGGTTTATCACAGCCACGTACTTAACAAGAAAGAAGCTTTAGAAGAAGCAACTGAATAAGAATAGAGCCTCCTTCGGGAGGCTTTTTCGTTAAAGGAGAAAATAATGTTTGCAATGTTTGCCTTATGTATCGTACTCTTGGTTCTTCCGGTGTTGGCAATATGTTTCATAGTGTCAATTATCAAAAAACTTTTATAGGACAAGAGCTTGATTATTTTATTTCTATGCTGTACAGTGTTTATATTCCTGC